ATTCCTCACGGTGTAGGGCGGGATTGCCTCAATATATCATAGGTATGATGAAACCTGGAGAGAATAAGAACCCTGTAAAGCATGATGGTGGACTTGATAAATTTTATGGGGATAATGAACCTAAAACCGGGGTTATGTCTCATGAGAGATGGAGGAGATATGCTTCTCCTGTATGGATGGATGTATCATTTACAGACACGCTAAACGCAGCAGCAGCGAGAGATGGAAACGATGAGCGCCATATTTGTGCCATGTCTCTTGATGCCGTGGCCCGTTGCATCGAGTTATGGTCTAACCCTGGGGATATTGTGCTTGATCCGTTTGTTGGTATTGGGTCGTCGGTGTATCAGGCTCTCTTGATGGGGCGCCGCGGTATAGGGTTTGAACTGAAGGACTCATATTATGATCAGGCCGTTCTGAACTGCAAACGAGCGGAGGCTAACGCTAAAGCGCCTCAAGTTGGGCTTGATAAGTTTGGAGTGACGGATAAGAAACAGATGACACTGGAGGTATAATGGATATTTACTTGTCTGCATCAAGTAAATATAGAGGAGATTTGTGTAGAGATCTTGGGTTCGGAATTATATATTCACCAGCGCATCCTCAAAAGATTCGCGATGATATAAAACATATTATTGATAACGTGGCCTGGACTGCATTTGTCAAAAAAGAACCGTGGGATGAGGTAGCATTTTATAGGTATTTGGAACGTGCGAAAAACCCGGAGTTTGTAATAATTCCCGATATTGTTGCTGGAGGGACTTCTTCACTTTCAAGATCCGCAGAGCATATTGATAGAATTAAATTCCCCATGTATCTTGCTGTTCAAAACGGGATGAATGCTGGTGATACAATCAAATTTATACCATATATAGATGGTTATTTCGTTGGCGGGAGTATGGATTGGAAACTAAAAACATCTGAATATTGGTGCAAATTTGCACATAATAACGGAAAAAAGTGCCATATTGGAAGAGTCGGGACTAAAAAAATGTATGCATGGGCTAAATACATTGGCGCTGATTCTGTTGATGGATCAACTCCAGTAAGGCATAATAAGATCCATTTAATTCCAGAATGGATTGATGATATTAAAAGCATTGTAAGACTATCAGAATTTGGATTTGAGGTATAACATGAAACTAACAGCAAAGACAGAAACATTTAAAGAGTTTATCGGAGTCGCTGACGGAATAAATGCGCTTGAACTTCGTATCCACATTGAAGAGGATAAGATTTGGTATCGAGTGGTGGATACTGGAAACGTGGCAATGGCAGCGGTTGAACTCCCGATTGAGGCGTTCAATGAGCATACGTTTACTCCTCAAATCTTCTGTATTGATGTGGTGAAGTTTAAGAACGTATTTGGATACGGTGGAAAAGAGATTATTATCAATCGTGAAAGCGAAGAATCGAATGTCATAGTTGTAGAGTCGGGCGGGTATAAGTCGAGTCAGACACTTCTTCACGATACCACGGTTAAGAAAGACCCGAATATGCCAGCGCTTGAATTGCCAGGGACGGTTGAAATATCGGGTAAGGAACTGGCAACGGCGATTAAAAACATCTCTATTGAAGCAGACAAGATTAAGATGATTGTTGCTGATAATGTTTTTACCCTTGAGTCGGTTAGCGAGGGGCAGGATAAGACGGTTAAACCGTTCCAGTCTGATGAACTCCTCCACATTGAAGGGGAAGGGAACAGTCTATTCTCCACGGATTACTTATTACAGATGTCACGTAATTGGACAGGAACAGATGTAAAAGTGCGGCTGGGTATTGACCACCCGGTAATTGTTGAGTCGCGAATTGCGGGCGGGCATGGGTCATCTGTGTTCCTATTAGCACCCCGTATTGAATCTTAATGTGGTTAAAATGATTCCTAACCCATATAAATTTTTAGAATCTCTTTTAGAAGAGGAAAGTATAGAGTATCGTCAATATATCCGACGGGAGAAGCACATCCGGGATAGATATCAGCAGAGGTTAGAGGAATGAGAACTGAACAGGAGATCCGGGAACGGATAACACAAATAGATGTTAAACTATCCGTAGATAGAATTTCACAGTCGTATATGATTGCATTGCTTGGTGATAAGGCGATATTACAATGGGTTCTCGGTGATGAGTGAATGAGTAAAGTAAAGAGCGGCTTCAAACCTCATAATAAAAATGCTTTGGTGAAGTGCGATATGTGTAAATTGTGGATCATAAATGAATCGTTTTGGGCTGCTAAAGGGCATCATTATTGTGAAGAATGCTGGCCTAAAACTCAATATTCTACATATTGTGGGGTTGTTGTGAGTCCTGAACAATGGTTGGGTGATGAGTGAATGAAACGACTATATGAATACCCCGGATATACCTGCTGGAAAAAAAATGTATATCGGGCGTTATTTGTTTCGCAACGGGAGGAGTTAAAGTGACAATCCCGCCAGTGAGCGAACGGCAGGGCGATTACATATGACTGGCTACATGAATGATGAGTATCGTGATGCGCTTGAGTATGCCTATCGTCTATTTGGCACATGGGGATCATGGACGGCTAAAGACATCCGGGCTAAAGCGCCAGTAGTTAACGCATTGAGGAGCAAAGGATATATTGAGCGCACCAAATTCAGAGGGCCTTGGAGAGTAACCGATGAAGGAGAGGATTACGTTCGGCAATGGATTAAGAAACCAGAAAAGATAGAATCCCAGTGGGCAGATAGGGAAGAGTTTGTAAGTCCGTTCTAACCACAACTATTTTAAGTTTTTGTATCATATTGTATTGCAATTATGGCCGATGTAAAGATAGGTAGGCCGAAAATACCATATGATCCTGCATTCCATGACGTAGAAGCGGAGCGATTAGCAGGAGAAGGGCTAATCAACATGGAAATAGCCAAGGGCATTGGTATTAGTTCAGACACTTTATATACTTGGTTTAAAGATCATCCTTCGTTTTCGGAGGCCGTAAAAAAGGGTAAGGCTATAGCCGATCAGAAGGTTACTGAATCACTGTATAAACGTGCAACGGGCTTTACTTTTACCGAGACTAAACATGTTGATGATGGCCACTCGGTTAGGATTGAAACAGTAGTAAAATGCATCCCTCCTGATACAACCGCGTGCATCTATTGGACAAAGAACAGGATGCCTAAAGAGTGGAGAGATAAGCAGGAACAGGAGATATCAGGCCCTAATGGAGACCCGATTCAGATTGTAACCACGATGACCGATGAGGAGGTGATTGCGAATGCTCGCCGCATTATCTCCGCTCGACCAGGCAATACTGAATGAAGTTGCTACGAGATGGAGTATAATCAGCAGGCCTGAACAGCGTGCGCCTGATGGTGATTGGAACTACTGGTTAATCCTTTCAGGACGTGGATGGGGGAAAACGAGAACGGGTGCTGAATGGGTATGCAAAATGGCAAAGGAGAATCCAGGGTGCCGGATTGCTTGCATTGCCCCAACTGCTGCCGATGCCCGTGACATCATGACTGAAGGTGAGTCCGGTATAATTGCTGTTTCTTCTCAAGGCAACAAACCTCTTTATGAACCATCGAAACGTCGGATAACTTGGCCGAATGGTTCGATGGCTACTCTTTACTCCGCTGAAGAGCCGAACCGGTTACGAGGGCCGCAGCATGAGTTTATGTGGGCTGATGAGTTAGCCGCGTGGAAATACCCTGAAACGTGGGATATGGCTCTTTTTGGGTTACGATTGGGAGACCATCCACGGGCGTGTATTACGACTACTCCCCGCCCCACTAAACTGGTTAAAGGGGTAATGAAGGATCCCAGCACCGTAATCGTGAGGGGTTCTACCTACGATAATCGGGATAACCTCGCACCCTCCTTTTTTGAGACGATTATCAAAAAGTATGAGGGGACGCGGTTAGGCAGACAGGAACTAAACGCAGAGATCCTTGAGGATGTTGATGGGGCATTATGGACGCGGGATATGATTGAACGTTCCAGGATTCTTTATGATGACATCCCAGAGATTGCTCGTATCGTGGTTGCAATTGACCCGGCAGTGACGTCAGGAGAGAACTCCGCTGAAACCGGTATAGTAGTTGTTGGATTGGGGAGAGACGGATTAGGATACGTGATTCATGATTACTCTTTAACCGGGTCTCCTCTTGAATGGGCGACGCGTGGAGTAATGGCGTATAAGAAACACCTGGCAGACCGGATAATTGGTGAGGTAAATAATGGAGGAGACTTGATCGAAACTATCATCAGAAGCGTTGATCCATCGGTATCGTATAAAGGAGTCCATGCAACAAGAGGGAAGGCAATTAGGGCTGAACCAATTGCCGCGTTATATGAGCAGGGACGGATCAGGCATGTTGGGGTATTCCCAGAACTTGAGGACCAACTTTGTGAGTGGGTGCAGGGTGAGAAGTCCCCTGACCGGCTTGATGCATTAGTTTGGGGATTGACTGAAATTATGCCGATGGGTTCAGACGATTCACGGTTTATGATGAGTATGAGGTGATAAATGCCATTGTTTAGAACATTAACAAGTTATTTTTCTAAAGAGGTTCAGAAACAAGTTAAACCCGAATCGTATGCCGAAACGGCAGGTGCGATGGATAAACTGTTCGGACTTAACAAGCAGGATGACAAAGCGCTTATATCGAAATACATCCGCACTTACGAACAAGGGGGAATGATATCTGAAGCAGTTGATTTGTATTCCCTGTTTATGTTCTCCAAAGGGTATTCCTGGGAAGGAGAACCGCGTGCCATTGAGCAATGCAAAGAATTCATGGCGGGGTTCGACTTTGACCAGGCTTTTAATCTTGCTGTCACTGCCCCCCTCGTTTGTGGAGATGGGTATCAGGAGATATTGAAGGGTAGAACAAAGAACCCATTAGGGCTCTTATACCGTGACCCTACGAATTGGAGCATCAAGTATGATCAGTATGGACTTGTGGAGGGATACGAACAGCAGTTAGGGGTTCTCAAGAAAATAGAGTTTGAAGACGACCAGATCTTTCATACCCAGTTAATACCCAGCCTGAAGGAGGGTAAAGGAACCAGTCTGATTGGGCGTGCGTATGATGACATTATCCGGGATACGCTGATTGCGCAGAACTCATCAAATGCAATCGTCAGGCACGGCACTCCTAAATGGTGGGCGCGTGTAGGTAAGGAAGGGGAGACGGTAAGTCAGGCAGTGCTTGATGCAGTTACTCGGAAACTTGAGGATCTGAACAGTAAGAACGATATCGCCACGCAATATGATATAGCAATTCAGGCGTTAGACACGGGAGGGATTAACGGGATAAACTCGTATCATGAGTTCTCTATCGTTAGGCTCACGGCTGCGATGGGTGTGCCTGGGGAACTGTTAGGATTTAGGCAGGGAACAACGGATAATACTGCGGTATCTCGTATCGGTGCATTCCTCCAGAAGATTACCACGTATCAGACCAGATTTGCACGGCAGTTAAATATCCAGGTATTTGACCAGGTAACAGGAACGCCTAATGCGGCGAAGATTAAATTTAATTCCATCCTACCTACCCAGCAGGCAGAGCAGGCCGCGTGGATTGTTAACCTGATTAAGGCTAATCCACTTGATCCAGAGTATTATGCCCCGCGTGAGTGGGTAAAGCAGACATTGAACATCCCTGATACGATTGAGGAAGTAGTATGATGATTACAAAAGAGTTTATGGCTCAAGAACTTGGTGAGCATCTGAAAGAGTTGGGCGGTCCCGGTAGCGGGCGGCGACCTTCTGGGAAGACTGAAGACAAACGAGTAAGATCCGGGCCGGTAGGCAGACGGGTTAAAGCAGGACCACGAATTAGGAGAGTAAAAGCGATGGATACCGGAGAAGAGTTCGACATTGAAGAATACGACGATGAGGATAAATCATGACTGCAGTTGAGTTTCAAGTAAATAACCCGGAAGCACCAAGATTATTGATTAATGAGTTTAATCAGGATCTCCCGACAACTAATGCAGACTTGTGTGATGGTGTTAGCGTAACCGGGAGCGGGCAGGCTGAATACATCAACATATCGTTTAGTAGTGTTGGTAGTGCGGTATTATCGGTTAAAAGAACCGTGGGATCTACTACCGTAACACAAAAACTCAATGGAGGGGTTGCAATCGTGGCTGGCCAACTGTATCAGGCGACTGTGCTTGTAGCACCTGGAGAAACGATTAATCTCGGATATGCAGCAACGTCAAACAAATATAACCTGATTATCGCAGAGGTTATGCAGTCATGAGTAGCCCAACGTTTCCGGTAAGCGGTGGAGGAGGAGGGGGCGGTGAAGGAACATCTGATCACTCTCTTCTCACTAATAGGGATGCGGCGGATCAGCACCCTGCCGCGTCTATTGTTCCTACTACTACAAATTTTGATAATAATTTGTCTTCTGCAGATGACACAGTTCAGAAAGCACTCGAAACTATTAACGATATTTCAATATTAAAACCTGATTACAAAACGGCCGTATTAACATCGACCACCAATACAGGCTGGTATCGAATCGGAGAATCGTGGTTTGATGAACCATTTATGTTATCATTATTGGTTTGGTCGCATGATGGTCTGACAAGTTATGGATCACAAAAATATATTATTGCTTTTGGGTCTACATCCACAACTGGAAGCATAACTCAAGTATCTGGTGCATCTCATGGAACGAGTATATTGGTCACAAAAGTAAGACATATTTCAACTGACGAAACTGCACGCAGATATATTGAAATATACATCTCTAATCCTACATACTCTCTTGATATCAGATATTGTTTCTACAATAGAGGATATCCAGAAACTACAAATATCGGAATCGACTTGATTGCAACATCTGGAAATATTACATATTTAAATTCGGAATTGGATTTAATCTCACAATGTTTAAATACCACGGGATCTGTAAATATCCCAACAGGACAATCATATAAAATAAACAATACCCCAATCGGGGCATCTGATATAGGCGTTCTCGAGTTAGGGACTGCCACATACGATGACGTTCAGGATTGGGTTAATTCGATTCAGTCGAGCGGGCGCATAAGTGGGGGGGTAATAACTGCGCACTCTCCTGCAGATGGAACAGTTGATATATCCGCTTTAAAAGGGTTTGTAAAAACGGCGGACACGGAGATTGCAGAGACTCGGTTCTTCGACCTTGCTGCGGCTACTTCAGTTGCACTTACTGACGACTCTGCGAATTATATCTACGTCGATTATAACGCAGGAACTCCTCAAATACTGGTAACAACTGACAGAACCACCATTAAAACTACGAATCAATTTACGTTAGGTAGAGCATTTAGAAAGGGGACTGCAGTAGAGATACTAAATAGCGGTATAAACCTGTATAACCGAACTCGTAAGATTCATGAAAAGTGGATTGACACGTTTGGGGGGATTAGCTATGCAAATGGAATTCTTACTACTGCTACCGGGTTAAAACCAGCCATAAGTGCAGGAACCCTATACGCCGGA